ACCTTTACAGGTATCTCTCTCTCAGGTTCGAGGAAGTCAACGCTCCCAATTGATTCCCAAAAGGACCAATTGGGTAGAACCATCTCCCCGTAAGGGAAATATGGTTCTAGCCTACATGGCCAGGTTTGCTGATTAAACTTCTGGTTTCCCAGAAGACGATCAGCTGTAACACCTGGACCATGTTTCGGCCTCAAGTCTCCGTCGTAGATAGACTTATCTACAGACGCGAACAATGAGGCGAATAGTAGCGTCGCAATTCTACGGAAATCGTTGAAGTTCCCGTAGGCCGCGAACGCCTTGACTTCCTGCTCACACTTAACGAACTCATTGAAGGCAGCTTTCTCGCGATCGCTGTCACAATCGATGAGAATCTTGCCAAAGATCAGCGTCAGCTGTCTAATGGCTTGAATCGCATCGGTCGATGGGTCGTCAAGTAGGACACCGGTGCCACGATCGAAGACGAGACAAGAGAAACCCGACAGAAATGCCGGGAGCCTCCCGTGTTTCCTAAAAGCAAGAAACACGTCGTTGTCCACATACCCTCGCTCCAGACTAAGTTCAAAGTCTTTTGCGAAGGTAGGGAGGGTTATCGTAAGAAACGATAGCCCTTCATGCTTCGATCGTTCCTTGACGGTTTTAACGTCAAGGTGGGCGCTAGTGCAACATCGCATCGCCAAGTTCTTGGCAATGCTCGACCAGAGCAGCATTAGGCTTTTCACGTTACCTCCTGATAGAGGAATACGTCCTAAGCCGATGCTACCGCCTGATCAGCCCGAAGCGGGTAAGAAGGAGGATTCCCCGGCTAGCTTTCGCCGCCGAGGATCTTCTTGATCACCGCATCGGTTGACGCCGACCACGTGCCTTTAAGGCCGTTGAAGAGCGACAGCTGATCCGTCGCCGAGAAGAGACCAGCGGCCGGCAAGTCGAACACCACGTAGCAAGACATGCTGCGAGGTGCCGTCGTGCCGGACACCAAGGTCGACCCGGCGTTGTCGCTGTAATCACAGCGAAGGACCCTACGCGTCCGCCTCCCGTACTGGTGGGAAGCGGTAACGCGAAGGAGTGACCCTGCGTTAACGGACAGCGGTCCGGCTTGGTAGATCGATGTCGTCCCCTGCTGAGAAGTGCGGGGGAGCGACACCGCTCCAACGTCGAACGCTGCCCCTGGCGTCAGGGACAGTGGGTCAGTAAGCATCGACGTGCTCCTTTTGCGTTGGTGTGCAGTGACCTACACTAGCGAACTCTGGTAATGCCAAGAGCCGCCAGTATGGCCTTCTGGGTGGTCGACAATCCATCCCAGGAAAGGCCAAAACCGAAGGGATTCGCCTGTATCCTCTTCTTCGTCGTACGACGAATAGTAACAGGGGATACAGCTGGCCAGGGCCGTGTTGTATACATCGTGCTCTGTTCTGGGTTTGCAACCAGAGTGCCAGCGGTATATACGTCCGTGGTGGTGGTTTTCTCCATCACGTAACCATACCGGAGAATCGTGCCGTAGGTGAGGAAATTTTGCAGGGTCTTGATAAGAGCCCCTACATCAAATACCCAGTCTACGGCCCAGCTCCATGGTGCGAGCTGCCAGAGCGTATTCAGATCCGGTTCGGCTCCGAAGAGCTTAGCCATTAGCCTACGCCTGTCCGCCGGCGAGTGGGTGTCGTATCCACTCGGTAGGTGGTAGGTGAAGGCTCCACTGAACCAGATTTCGCGTTCAGTGGTCCGTCTACGCCTGGTCTCGTAACATGGGTAAGCGCGGCCGAAGTTCTGTACCTCTTGGTACCCACGCGACTGCGGCGGGCTGGTATTTCTGAAAGTCCAGCATGCCGGCGAGTACGTGTGGGCGAGGACAGTTTCGTCAACGCTTACTTCCTTGGGGAAAACATAGCGTCGTCTAACGACCCGACCAGAATCACGTATGAACTGGTCGACTCGTTTGTCGATTTTATGGACGGCAGTCAAAAACTGCTCCATATCACCGAGAGTAGGCAGAACGCCGAAGATGCCATTGAGAAACTCGCTGGCACCAGCGACAGCCACTTCCGCAGCGCGGAGGCGGCTCTCCCAGAGATGTACGCCAGGAATGGCGGGAACATCCCGGAGAAGTTCTGCTACTGCAGACGCTGTGTTTGCAATCTGATTCGTCGGGGCTGTGGCAGCAACCGCCAACGCTCCTTTTGTCACCAGACTTGCCCTCGAAGAAGACAAGTCCGGAGGCAGATTGAAGCGGAGGGGGATGTTAACCTCACCCCATACAGACGAACTCGGGTCATAGGTCGAGAAACAGTTCGCCACCAACGTCCCCTCAATCTTACCGAGGTGGTCGTAAGGAAACGGACCTTTCTTCGAGTAAAGAACCGAGTATGGAAACCGAGAAGGTTCCACCTCGATCTTCTCTGAGAAGAACTCAGATCCTAAGTCCCGAAATGGCCCCTTCTTAGGAGGGGGCCACCGATTGCCTTCCGTCTCAGTAATCTGAGATCCACCCATGATGGCTTGCGTTGTCACGAAAGATCCATAGAAAGGACCAGGATCTTTCGGATCAGCACAGCTTTCTTTCAGAAAGAAAGTTGGACCAGGAAGCGAACGCCTCTTGGTCTTGCCATTTTGAGTGAACAAGGATAGCTCCTTTGGTTACGATAAAAAACAATGTAATTGTTTTTTATCGATTGACATGACAGAAATGTCATGGGTGGTGCACTGCGCGGCGGC